AATGGCAGACACAACTAACTTATTTGCCGGAACAGCGATATTTACCCCTGGCTTCGGACTAACTCCATTCGGAACATATGATTCCCAAGGCACATATAATAGTGATATAGAGACCACGGCTCTATGGTGTGCTAAAAGACTTGGATATCCTATTGTTGATGTTGAGCTCCAAGAAGTTCATTTTTTTGCATGCTTTGAAGAAGCCGTTACTGAGTATGGGGCTCAAATACAAAGATACCAAATTCGCCAAAACCTTTTAGATGCAACATCCCAACCTAAAACCGATTTAACTACAGGTTCTGCAGATGGTCTTAGTGGCTTAATAAGCCTAACAGAACATTATGGAACCGAAGCTTTATCGGGAGGAACTACAGATTTAAAAAGTGGATATATTTCAGTAACGTCCGGATCCCAAGTTTACGATCTGCAATCTTTATGGGGAGAAGTTAGTGAAAGCGGTAAAAGATTGGAAGTACGAAAAGTTTTTCACGACAGAACCCCGGCATCAATTCGTCACACAGATCAATATGCATTAGGTAATAATAGTGCTATGGCAGTTAGTGAATTTGGACTACAAAACCGAGGTGCTGGGGTATCATTTATGATGCTGCCAATATATGATATTTTACTACGTCAACAACAGGTTGAATTTAGTGATCTTGTTAGAAAGTCTTCGTATAGTTTTGAACTTCAAAACAATAAAATAAGACTATTTCCAGAACCAACTACAGACTTTAAAATGTGGTTTCAGTATTTTGTAAAAGATGATAAGTACACAAACAGTATAGGTAATGAAGCAACAGTTTCTAATTTTGCTGATATAGATTATAGAGTTTTAAACTATTCTACTATTAACGCTCCCGGGATTCAATGGATCCGAAAATATGCATTAGCACTATCTAAAGAGCTTCTAGGAACAATTAGAAGTAAATATAGCTCTATACCTACCCCGGGAGGAGAAATTTCAGTTGATGGAGATGCCTTAAGAAGCGAAGGAGCTACAGAAAAAGAATCTTTAATAGCTTCTTTACGAGAAGACTTAGAAGCATCATCTAGAAGAAATATGCTTGAAGCAAAAAAAGACGAAGCAGAATTTCTTAGGGAAACTATTACAAACATTCCATTAAACATCTACTTAGGCTAATATGGGATTATTCGGATCATTTAGAGACGTAAGGCTATTCAACCTAATGAATAAGGAACTTATAAACGAGGTAATCGGTATATCTGTAGATGTTTATAAATCTTCATTAAAAGATATGAAAGAAGATCTGTATGGTGAAGCTATAAACAAGGTATACTTCCCAGGGGTTAGAATTGCATGTATGGTAGAAGTTGACTCTAAAGAATATTCATCAGATGAGTTTGGTATAGACTTTAACAAGACAGCAAGATTTAACTTTCTTAGAGAAGAGTTAAAAACTGTGGCTAATCTAAAGCTTGAAATTGGGGATATTATTGGTTGGGATAATGCTTATTGGGAAATTGATAAAAAAAGCGAAAGCCAATACATAGCAGGTAAAAACCCTTCTACAGACAAAGGCGATGGAGCTCACGGAGGAAACTTTTCAGTACTTTGTGAAACTCACCAAACAAGAACAACTAGGCTCAACATAGAAAAAATACATAGAGCATACAATAATAAACTTAGGAATATATAATGGCAAAAGAGATAGATAGATCTAAACAGATTGATATGACCGGCTCTAAAAAAGCCGTTTCCCTAGGTTTATACGACATAGATTCAGTTATTAAATACTACTTTGATAATGTAATCCAACCCACGGTAACAGGCCATGACGGTAAAACCCCTGTGCCAATTATATATGCCTCCCCTGAAAAATGGAAGTCTATATCTAGAGGGGGATTCCTAAGAGACGCTAAAGGTAAAATACAACTACCAGCAATAGCATACCAGCGAACTTCAATGGAAAATTCCATGATAGGAACAAAAGTAGATGTTAACAATCCTCTCGTTCAGTCATATCAAAAACCATACAGTTCTAAAAATAGATATGACAACTTTTCAGTACTAAATAAAAGAGCCCCAGTTAGAGAATATACAAATATAGTCGTTCCCGACTATGTTAAACTAAGTTATGATTGCATTATTTGGGCAGATTATATATCACAATTAAATTTAATTATTGAAGATATTAACTATGCTGCCAATCAGTACTGGGGAAATGAAAGATTTAAATTTCTTTCTAAGATATCCACATTTGCCACATCATTAACTTCTGAAATGGGGGAAGACCGTGCTTCAAAGGCTACATTTACAATAGAAATGAATGGCTACGTTATACCAAACAACATCCAGAAATCTTTAAGTAATTTTAATCCTAAAACGTTTTCTTCTGCAAAAATCGTTATCGGGACTGAAACCTTAAGTTCTCTAGATGATATTCCAAACAACGAACAGAATAATCCATGTTAAAAGAAATTAAGTTTACACCAGAAGAAATGACTTCCGTTTCATCTATAAAATCATCATTCGAAGAATTAACTTTTAAATTCGGGCAAATAGAATTGGAAATGCAAAATTTAGAATTAGAAAAGACAAAGCTTAAAAAAGAATTTGTTTTAGTAAAAGCCAATGAATCTAAAGTTATAGCTGATATAACGGCTAAATATGGGGATGGTACATTAGATCCTGAAACAGGCGTTTTTATTTCTAAATAGGTGATGTTTGGCCTTCTAGAAATATATTTATATATTGAATAATAATACAATCTATTAGGAGACAAATAAATGGCTGAAAAATTAATAAGCCCCGGTGTATTTACGCAAGAAAATGATTTGTCATTTGTACCGCAAGGTATTAGTGAAATTGGAGGAGCTATTATAGGTCCTACAGTCAAAGGTCCTGCCTTAGTACCAACACTAGTAACAAGCTACCCAGAGTATGTTCAAATGTTTGGTGATACATTTACCTCTGGAAGTACAGCAACAGAATACTTAACATCAATTTCAGCTAGAGAGTACCTAAAGCATTCAGGTGCTTTAACAGTAGTTAGAATTCTTGGTGACAATTATGCAAATGCAACCGAATCAGTAGCCTCTGCTGGATCTCCAGTAGGAATATTAAAAGCATCTGGTTCATCTGTGATACTTACAAATAATGAATCTGATACTGTTAGGGTTACCAAAGCTGACGGAACAGTAGTTAACTTTATTGGTCAATTAAACCCAAGTCCAGACGCATCCGACAATTCAATTAGATTTTTTGATCGTGGTGTTGATGTAGCAGCATTTTGTACGAACTTGGCAGCTGAATTTAATACTGTTGCAAGTCTATCTGATTTTACTGCAGTTGGTGCTGCAACCACATTTCAAGTAACAGCTTCAGCAGCAGGAACAGCTGGAAATCACTCAGGTGGAAATGGTTTGATCATAACATCAGGTTCATCGGGCACCCCAACTTCTGCAATGTTTGCCACAGCTGGAGGAACATCAACCGCAGGTACATCAATTACATCATTTAAATTGAATACAATTGCTGATGGTGCATCTATGAACTCTACGGGATCATCAGGTACTAATGATCTACTAGCAAATGGATCTAAAGACAACCTAAGGTTTGAAATTTCAAATGTATCTGACAATAAAGGTACATTTACTCTTCTAATTCGTCGTGGTGATGACACATCTAAACGTAAAACTATTTTAGAGACTTGGTCAGGTCTAAGTCTTGATCCGAATCAACCAAACTTTATTAGTAGAATGATTGGAGATCAATACCAAACTATAGCTTCAGACGGTGGAGTCTACCTCCAACCAAAAGGTAACTACCCAAACAAGTCAAAGTATGTTTATGTTTCTAACGTTAATGAGATACCAGACTACCTTGATGCTAATGGAGCAACAAGTTCAGCAGATAATGCAGGACAACTTCCTGCAGTAGCAACAGGAACTTTTGGAGGTGGTAGCGATGGTGGTTTTGTTACCCCAGCTTTATACTTTGATAAAATGACATCAGGTAACATCCAAGGATTAAACCCTCTGTCACCTGCCAATGGTCAAACTTCGTATGAAAATGCAATAGACCTACTAACTAATGCAGATGAGTATGATATCAATATGATTACAATGCCAGGTTTAACTACTAGAGAGCATTCTGCATTAACTACAAAACTTATTACTGCTTGTGAAACAAGAGGTGATTGTTTTGCTGTTATTGATCCTACATTAGCTTCTCAAAATATCTCAGTAGCCACAGGACAGGGTGAATTACTTGACACAAGCTATGCAGCTATGTATTGGCCTTGGGTACAGACATCAGCAAATGGTAAATTTGTATGGGTTCCACCATCAACTCTCATTCCTGGTATTTATGCCTTTAATGATAAAGTTGCTGCTGAATGGTATGCTCCTGCAGGTCTTAACCGAGGTGGTTTAGAAACTGTAGTTCAGGCAGAGCGTAAGCTAACACATGCAAACCGTGACACTTTATACGAGGACAATGTGAATCCTCTAGCAACATTCCCAGGAGAAGGCGTTTGCGTATGGGGTCAAAAGACTCTTCAAAAGAAAGCTTCTGCTCTTGATCGTGTGAATGTACGTCGATTATTAATCAATCTTAAGAAATTCATAGCTAGTACTTCTAAATACCTTGTATTCGAGAACAACACAGCAGCTACTCGCAATAGATTCCTAGGTTCAGTTAATCCATATATGGAATCTGTTCAACAAAACCAAGGTCTATATGCATTTAAAGTAGTTATGGATGAGTCTAACAACACTCCAGATCTAATTGATAGAAATATCATGAAAGGAGAGATTTACCTACAGCCTGCAAAAGCTGCAGAGTTTATCGTAGTTGACTTTAACATCATGCCAACTGGCGCAACTTTCGAAGACTAAGATATTTATATACAAGGAGAAACACTAAATGGCAAATTTAATAGACCCAACAGAACTGATGCACACTAATTTTGAACCTAAGGTTGCAAATAGGTTTATCATGTATGTTGACGGAATACCATCATATCTTATACGCAAGTGCCCAAGGCCTAGTATTAGTAATGGTGAAACTGCAATCAAGCATATGAACACTACTAGATATATCAAAGGTAGGTCAGAATGGGATGCAATATCAGGCATAGAACTTTACGATCCAATTGTTCCGTCTGGAGCACAAGCCGTTATGGAATGGGTAAGACTACATCACGAATCAGTTACTGGCCGAAATGGCTATTCTGATATGTATAAAAAGGATATAACAATCAATGTGTTAGGTCCAGTAGGCGATAAAGTTGAAGAGTGGAATCTTAAAGGTGCTTTCATAACAAAAGCAACATTTGGAGATTTATCATATGAAGAGGATGGAACTCCTCTAATGATTTCCCTAGACATCAGATACGATCACGCTATCTTACAATACTAAGATTAAATAATATATTTAAGAAAGGCTCCTTTATGGAGCTTTTTTTATTGTCATATATTTATATATACGAACCTTCAAAGGAACCTAATTATGAATAAAGTTACAGACGATTACCCGGGCAAAGCCCTTTCCACAGACGACCTAAAGCAACAACTTGCAAATGAGTCTAATACAACTCTAATAAAAGAGTCTAAATTCCCAACAGAAATTATAGATCTTCCAAGTGGAGGAACTTTATATCCCGAAAATAGTGCACTATCGTCAGGTAAGGTTGAAATGAAGTATATGACTGCTAAAGAAGAAGATATCCTAACATCTTCTAATTTAATCCAAAAAGGCTTAGTTATTGACACACTACTTAGAGCTTTAATCGTAAGTAATGGTGAAGGTAAATCTGTAAACTATAACGACTTAGTTACTGGTGATAAAAATGCAATTATGGTAGCAGCAAGAGTGCTAGGATATGGTGCTGAATACCCAGTAGAAATGGCTTGTCCTGCATGTGGCGCTAAACACAAACAAACTGTCGATTTAACATCTTTAGAGAATAAAATCATAGAAGGTGATGCCCCAGACAGTGAGGGTAGATTTACATTTAAACTCCCAATAGCTAAAAAAACCTTAACATTTAAAATTCTAACTCACGCTGACGAAAAGCTAGTTGAAGCAGAAGCAAAAAGAATGAAAAAAAGAAAGGTTGGTGGCAATGGAGTAACATATGAGTTAACCAGTCGGTTTAAATATATGATTGTAGCTATAGATGGTGAAGAAGACAAAACGGCAATTAGATCGTTTGTTGACAATGAATTTCTTTCTCGAGATTCTTTAGCATTTCGTCAGTACCTAGACACAGTATCTCCCGACGTAGACATGACGATTGACTTCGAATGCGAAAGCTGTGGTCACGAAGACCCATCCGTTCAAATGCCAATGAACGTCCAATTTTTTTGGCCTAGGGCTTGATTACAAGCCCATTCTACACAAACAAATCTTTGAGATAGCATACCATTCTCAAGGTGCATTTACGCACACCGATGTCTACACACTTCCAGTATACCTAAGAACTTTTTATTATAAGACATTATCTGACCAGCTTAAAAAAGAAAAAGAAGCTCAGGAAAAAGCAAGCAAAGGAAGCAAGTCTAGAACTCCTCCTCCAAGATACCCTAATTCAACCAAAACTCCAAATTAGTGATATTTATACTTGAATAGATCTACATAGGAGTAGCCATGGATAATGAGAAAAAACTTAGAAAAGCATTAAGGCCTGTAATTCTGGCCCAAATGGCAAAACATCCCGATAAATTACAAGAAGGGATATTTGATAGTATTATGGATCACATAAAAGGAGTCCTTCTAAATACAAATTCCCAAATGTATATCGACGGAATGGATGCACTAGCTTCAGAATCCCCTGAAGCAGAAAAATTAGTCAATCGAATTAGAAAACAAGAAGCTGATATTAAAAAATCGTATAAAGCAGCTGCAAGACTAAATAAAAAATATAGCTAAGATTAGATGGCTAAGAATCCCTCACAAAAACAAGCTCAAGCAGCTCTAGACAAGCAACTCAGGGCAACTAATGCTCTTAGTGATGCTGAAAGAGAAAGAATTGGAACGGTCCGAGATCTGGCCAAAGCTATGGGTGAGAGCTATAGTTCCACCAAAGCACTACTTGCTGTAAGGGAAAAGACTAGAAGTCTTGAACAAGAAATGAAGACTCTTCTTGAAGGCGAAGCCCTTGCACAGGACGATTCTGTTAAAATGGCAGAAAAAGCCTTAAAGTTAAAAAAGCAAGAAATAGAACAACAGGCAGCAATTAATGATAAAATAAATGACTTTAAAAAGAAATTTACACAATTTTATGATTTAGCCACTGACCCTAAAATAGCTAAAGGATTATTTTTGGTAGCTGCAGCTGATAAAGCATCAGAGATATCGGGCACTTTAATGGATGCTCAGCACTCAATGGGACTATCATACACCCAGGGTCTAGCAATGGCAGGAACCTTGGCCAAATCAGCTGGCAGTGGAATGCTACTCGGTATTGGCTTTGAAAAGTCCGCAAAAGCTGCAGGAGCCCTAGCTACTGAAATGGGCGACTTAGGAAATGTAACTTCAACAGCAATTGTAGCTGTTGCAAAGTTAAGCAAAACATATGGAGTCTCAGAAGCATCTGGAGCCAAGCTATTTAAACAGATTAAATTAATGTCTAATGAATCTGACAAAATGGTTAAACACCAGATGCTAAGTGTAGCCCACCTAGCCGAAGCTAATAATGTAGCTCCGGGAGCGGTCATGGAGGACATGGCTCAAAGTTCAGAATTTTTTGCAAAGTTTGGTGGTAAGAGTGCTTTATCGATGGCAGAGACTGCAGTACAAGCAGCCAAGCTAGGCACAAATATGTCTGCTATAGATCAGATGATGACTAGCATTTTGGATATAGAAACATCTATAGAAAAAGAAATGCAGGTCTCTGTGCTACTAGGTCGCCAAATATCATTTGATAAAGCCAGACAACTAGCTATGGCAGGAGATACTGTAGGAGCAACTAAAGAAATTCTTGCTCAAGTAGGTGGTATAGCAGAATTTGAAAAGATGTCGGTTATCCAAAGAAAAGCCCTTGCTGATGCAGCAGGAGTTGATCTTGCAACAATGCAATCCATGATTGGAAACAAGGAAAAGCAAATCGAAATGGGCCTTGTCGAAGCAAGCACTTTAGAAAAATCCCTAGGGTTTCTGATGGGAACAGGGGAAACTATTAAAAATAATATGGGACTATTATCAGCAACGAGTAATATGTTGATAAACTCTGATAAGATGAGAATAAAAGAACGCATTCAAAAAGGTATACAATATGGAAAGGATATCGCTCATTGGATTAAAGAAAAAGCTCACCTGGGTTGGAAGGCAGTATTTGGTGGCGGCGGAGAGGCAGAAACTCCAGAAGATACCCTAAAAGGTAAAGCAAAAGACATGGTCGAAGAAAAGGGTGGGGATCTGGTTGAAAAGGGTAAAGACAAGATAATGGATAAGCTAGGTGATAGCGGAGAAGAGGCCCCTGGTGGAGGTATGATGAAAGGCATGGCTAAGATAGACATGAAAAAGGTAATTCAAGGTGCTGCAGCAATGGTAATCGTAGCAGCAGCTGTATTTGTATTTGCTAAAGCAGTACAGGAATTCATGGGTGTAAGTTGGGAGGCAGTAGGTATGGCAGTTGTTTCGATGTTGGCTCTAGTTGGAGCGGTAGCTCTACTTGGAGCGATCATGATGTCAGGAGTAGGAGCTCTAGCAATCATCGCAGGTGCTGCAGCAATGTTAATAGTTGCTGGAGCGATGCTAGTGTTGGCAATTGCTCTTAACATTGTAAGTCAAG